ATCTGTGGTTACCATAAATGAAAATTTTGAATCATTCATTAGTATATACTGAGGATTCGCTCCAGCTGTTTTCGCAGCCTTTACCACATCTCTTATATCGGTAATAGGTTTACAAGTTGTAGTAGTTGCCCCAATCCAATATCTATTAGCAGCAGACATTTTCTTTTTGTTGGCTGCTGGGAGCTGAAAATTTACTACTTCTTCGGTAACTATTCCACCAACATTATTTACTTTGGAGAGGGATATTTGTCCTAAAGCTAAACATTGTAAGGCAAACCATTCTAAACGACCTAATACTGCATCCATACAGAAATTCGTATCATTAAAAACAATTCGGAGAAGGTCTCCCATATCAGGGGTAGCCATAGCCTTGAAAGCGTTATAATCATTTATATCACTTTCCGTCATCTGTCTTTTCACCCTAATAGAAGGAATTGAACCGGTTAATTTGCTTATGCTCTTTCTAGTCTTGAGAGGTGCAGAACTGTTATATGATACAACATCAGCCATTACACGATTCCCTTCGCTTCCGATTAATGTCTCATAAGTCAAATATGGTGTAGTTTTCATAGGAAAAAATCTAACCCAATATTGGTCCTTATATAATCTCTTATTTATCCAAACTTGTAAGTTCTTTTTGTTCATTTCATTGAACATATTGTATTCACTCATTACTATTTCACCTCATTTGATTTATTTGATTTTTTGTTAATTTTATGCAAATCTTATTCTGACGGTAAGAGCAGTCTTATCGGCATCAGTAACGAAATAAGGTAATTCGGATTCATCTACGGTTCCACGTACAACAGCCCCTGCAAATAAATTATCCAGTAAATTCCCTTTATCATCCCTTACTTTTATGGTATCCCGCAAAATAGCGCTTGCACCATATAAAGCAGTTGCAGTATCAACAGCTGCAGCTTCGTATAAAACCGTACCCGAAGCGATTACATTATGTGCTGCCTCAACAGTAATAGCGGTGGCTGATACTCTAGTAATTGTTCCAGCAGTTCCCCCCTGCAAAAATATATTTTCGCCAACCTTAAATAAGTGATCAGTAGGTTCAACTGCTAAAATGGTAGTATTTGTGACCCCCGCAACGGTCAATCTCACAGTTTTGATTACATTGTAAAATCCTATGCTGGCACCAGTCATGGCATTTAACAATGCCCCTTTCTTGATTTCTTTGGTAGTATCTGGGAATCTGTCAGTTTTTACAGTCACTCCGCCAGGAATATCTTCTAATATTTTTAGAAACACAGGATCATATACGACCCCATCCTCTTTTTTAATTTGTAAACTCATTACATTCACCTCATTGTCTAATTATTTTTTTCTTCTTCTATTAATTTTTTACCTTTAAAATCCCCCATAGTTCCTTCTTCTCCGCTTGCAACTTCACCAACTAATTCTTCTTCTAAATTCCCCGCTGCTTCACCTTTTTGAGGGATCTCTCCATCTTTGAGGTTTTTATCAATTTCGGCTTGTTTAAGTCCTAGAACCTCGTCCTTCAAACTCTTAACGCTCCCCTCGATGTCCTCGTCTTTCTCGACTGTAATATATTTTGAGAATCCTTCACTTAAATCTGCTTTTTTTAGAGCATCTTTTATCAAAGTCTCCCGCTTTGTCTTGACAGTCGTTCCGCTCAGATCCTTCACTAAAGTAGTCAAGTTCTTAACTTCTTCGGTCAGATCCGATATTTTCTTTTCACTCTCACTCATATTTTTTTGTTCTTCCTCTTTCTTTTTTTCGGCCTTTTCTTTCGTTGCTGCCTCTTCTTTTTCTTTTGCCGATTTCAGGTCATGAGTGGTGATGGCCTGCGATACCCTTCGGTCGGTCTCTCTTTGCAGGTACTTATTGAAACTTTCTTCCATTCCAGCCTCTTTTATCGCCTCGACAAGCTGTTCCGGTGTAAGTTCAATTTTCCCTTTTAACTTTTCGATTTCCGCATCAATTTGACTTTCCTCAGTCACCTTGATTTTTTCCGCTAATCCCTCATCAAGCCCTGCTTTTTTCAGTGCTTTCTTAATTTGAGTTATCAAATCAGCCATTTTAATTATTCTCCTTTATAATTTTATTTTTCTAACTTAAATAATTCTTCCAATTCCATTCCTTCTTTTTCGGTCATTTTCCCATATTTAGGATAATCATAAATACCATGAATATAACCTTTATAAAAATCATGAAAATAACCTCTTTTATAATCGGTCAATCCTTCAATCTCTTTCTTTAATTTTACGAAACCACTACTGGGTCCCATTGTTTATCTCCTTACAATTTTATTTTTTAGTTACTCTCAAAGCCACATTCCTCAATGCTTCTGATATGTCCTCCTGTTTCTTTTTCATTTCCTTCTCAGCATCTGACATCAGTTTTTTATCTTTCCTGATCTCTATGGCCTTAATTAAGGTATATACCGCATTATCGATTTCATATTTTCTTTGTCTTTCTTTTTCTGTTTCCGGCATTCTTTTATATACTCCTGATTTAATTATTCCCGCATAAAAAAAGAGAGCCACCTAAAAAGCTATTAAACTTTTTAAAATGGCTCTCTAATAGGAGCTCTGACCCTCTGGGGGTTCTGGCTCTCTGAAATTGGAGCTCTATTTATTTATTTTTATTATAACACTTTCTTTAATTTTTACAAATTTATTTCTTCAATCCTTCAGAATACCCCTAAATCTGAATGTGGAATGCCTCTCTCATCGAATCTTCGCATTTTTAAGGCTATTGGTAGCCTATTATCCATCTACCACTTATAAGTACATTTTTCTCAAAGTCATTTTGTGACCATAAACTTATGTGGGCCTCATATTCGTTGCCAAATATTGACCCCTGCCCGCTAACATAATTAGGGGTCGATACTATCCAATTCCTGGCTTTCTTGAGTATTTCAAGCCCCTTTTCTTTTTCTATATGTTCAATGACATCCATGAATAATACCAGATCATAATTCGTTAATATTTCATTATTTTTAGTTATATCTTGATTATAAATATTATTATAAATTACAGCATACCAGGGTAATTTAGTATATCCCTCAAAAATTTCTATTGCGTCTATTCGCTTTTTCCATTCTTCCGGGTATAACCGTCCCTGCCAGACTTCGAGATATTCTCTTAATAAAAAACCCCATTTCCCGAAACCAGAACCTACGTCAAGAATAGAATCCGGATTGACTCTCATTATCAAATCGATTACCGGACTGATTATATTGGGCCTACCTGATGGCATTCTGATCCCCTTTTATAATATCTTTAATCTGTTTTAATTGATTCTCCAAAGTCCACCCTTTTTCTATAATCCAATTTCTATATTCGTTATTATTATATTCTTTGCTCATTATTTTATCGGCTGCCTCATCAATGGTATTAAAAATAACATTTTTAGGATATAAATCCTTCGCTCCCCTAAAATTATGAATCACCGGTTTAATTCCTCTGGCCATGGCCTCAAAAATACCATATCCGAAACTTTCATGTATCGATGTATGAAGCAGGTAATTTTTATCTTCCCAGAAGCCCGGCATATCATCAACCCATCCGTAGAATTTTACATTATCCTGCAACCCCATTTCTTTGATCATATACTCCAGGTATATTTTATATCTTAAATCCTGGTAAGAACCGGCTACGTGCAATATATATCTTTTATCGGTATTGTATAGTCCCTCAGTTAATTTCTTTAATATTTGCAAGGCCATTTGAGGATTCTTCTTGTAATTAATGAATCCAACCCAGGCTATGTTATGACTGGGTTGCATTTCTTTAAACTTGATAGAATCCAGGTCGATCCCATTAGGAATAATTTCTATTTTAACTTTCTTCTCAATATCCGGGATAAATATTTTCAGAATTTCCCTGATATGTGGGGCTACCAGAATTAATTTATTCACCATAAGCCAATTGATCTGTTTAGGAAAATCCGAGAATACCTCATAACTATGAAGTCTGATTATGACTTTTTTACCTTCAATACCCTCGTAATTCGTCCCTATAATGGCTGTCTGATTGCACCATTCGAACCAGACAATATC